TTATTCTGTTGTATACTCTTTTGCAATATATTCAACTTGTCCGATTATCTTCCATTTTTCATTGTTTGGTAGCTCATTAAAATACTTAAGCAATTCATCCAATTCAGGTGATATTTCAGCCTTCGTGTTTTCCTTCCCCTCAATTAACCAATCATAAGAAGTTCCTAAAAAGTCCTTAAGGGCTACTAGTGTTTCAAATGATGGATAGTTTTTCATTTTTTCAATAGCGCTAACCTTGCTTTGTGTTATGCCTATATTTTCAGCGAATTCGCCTTGTGACATTCCTAATTTTTTTCTTAATTCCTTAATTCTTATACCTATATTATTCAAAAAAACACCTCTTTTATTCCTTTTGGACTAAAAACTATTGACATTTAAGTCCATATGGACTATATTATATATAGATGATACTTTCCCACCTTGATTTTATACCTAAAAGGATTATTTTAATATCTAATTATAACATATCTAACTAATCATATCTATAAAAAGACGTCGTGGTGATGTCATGTAAGATTGCATTACAATAAATACAAGATAGAAAATAATATAAAAGAAAAGGAGATTATGATTATGAAAACAAAACAAAAAATGACGTTTTTAAGAAAAGAACATTTTAGTGGAGTAAGTATAAAAACTGGTAAAGAATACAACATTACAAACTTATATTTTTTAGATGATGAATATCAAGAAGTAAAATTAGGATTAGACAAAGACTGTGAATCAGACGTAGAAAAGCTACAACAACTTAAACCTTACGAGGTTAATATCAATATCCAGTTAGGTAATTATTTAAGTGTCAATGTCCTAGAGTTTAAAGCTATCTAGTTACTATATTTTGTAACTTCATATACACTCTTTAGCCATCGTCCTACTTCATGGGCGGTGGCGACTCTTAAAGAAAGGGGTTTAGTATATGTCATTAACCAAAGTTCAGGAAAAGGCAGTACAAAACTATTGCTATACCCAAGAAGCAAAACGCAAGTACATAGCTACTTATTGTAGTTATCAATGTATAGATTGTTCTAGGCTTATATGTAACGGTGGCAGATGCTACGGTAAAAAGCAAATAAGCAAGTGTCAAGGCTACGCTGGTGAGCCAGTAGCCAAAGCACATATAGAAGCCCACGACATAGCCAAAAGTCCTAACGGTATCTTATGTTATGTCAAAAAGGTAGTTGGTGAGCGTTGCTTGGTGTTAGAAGAATTTAAAAATAAATGGTATCCCCTAGTCTCTCTTGAATTATTCAAGTCCCATCGGGAATGTAGCTGGGGTAATGATTGATTTGGGAGTGATTTTATGAGACAGCGTTGGGAGAATCTAAAATTTAATTTTCCATTTGACATTATGTTACGATATATATTTTTAATATTGATGATTTATGCTTGTTATGGACTTGGATGGTTGCTATATAAAAGATTGAGTTAGCGAAGGGAGAATTAAATATGAGTAACTATGAAAATTATGAAAAAGCATCTGCTAGAATCTATAAGTTAATAGAGAAAGCAAAGGAAGAATACAAAGACGAGCAATATATAAAAGGTTTAGAGGATGCATTGTCCATCTTACATAAATCCTTTGCGTAAAAGATTGATTTAGGAGGTTCAACAATGACTTTCAAAAAGGCTAAAGAAGATATGGCAAGCTTAGGTATAATATTGGAATACAGAAGAACATTATGCGGTATGGAATATATTTTTACATATAATGGTGTTCAAGTAAAAACGCATAATCGGCTTGGTCTTGATATCGCTATGGGTAAAATTAGAGGTAATGAGTTCCATAAAAGACCGTTATTGGAAGGTATAGACTAAAGATTGATTTAGGAGGTCTGTTAAATGGAATGGTATGATACAGAATTTTGTGATTGTGGAAATTTAGTTGATGTGGTAGTTGTTCAAGAGGATGATATAAAATGCATTTATGGCGAATGTTCGGCATGTGGTAGAGTCATCAAATATAGAAGAGACATTTAGTAAAAATTGAATTTGAAGAGGTGCTATAAGTGGAATATGTGCAAAAGTTAGAGTTAATAATATTTGCTCTCATTATGTTTAATGCATTTGATTGGTTCATGGGTCTTTATTATCGAAAGATATGTAAAAGGAGCAAGTGTGGTAAATGTTTCTTTTGGAGTTGCCCATTCTATCAGTTATTGTCACGAAAAAGTCTAATAAAGTATCTTGATAAACAAATTGAAGTTACTAATCGTTCATTAGGCAAGATTAAAGATGATAAGATGATAATTGCGTATAGTGCTGAGATTAGTGCCTATCAGCACACTAAGTTCTATTTGGAAAGGTGCAAATGATTGAATTAAGGAAGTGTACCAATGTATACCATAGATGATTTACTTTATTACATAAACTATTGGATTGATCATGCTTATACATTAATAGGATTTCTATCCTTACCCTTTATAATGCTTGAGGATAGAAAAGAACTCATTAGAAACATACAAGCATCTAAGCAAATGGCTTTTAGATACATACGATTTCTAATGCATGAAATAGGTTAAGGGGGGAAGGTTATGTCTCTCATAAAGTTTTTATTTATATTTACCTTGTTCTTGATGGGAGTTAATATCCTATGGATTATTTGGGAAATATGCACCGTTATCTCAAAGGAAAAGAGGACGACATGCAAGATTGGTTTCTTTAGTTTCGAAGCCACTACACCAGCAACGCTTGCGTTCTTCGTGCCTTTATCTTTTAAGTAGTGGTCGCTCCCACGGAATCTTTAGAACTGGTTTAAACACAAATATGTTAAAGATGGCGATATATTGCCGTTAAAGTAAAATGTGTACTTTGTAAATTCTGAACGAACGATCAATATATGTAATGACATAGCATATAAGGGCATGTACACATGAGGGCTTTACTTTAAGGAGTATATCGCCATATAAGGAGGTGATGATATGAAGCGATTGATTATTATTTTAGTATTGGTATGTTGTTTTGGTATGGTTACTTATGCAAGTTATGACAGTGAAGATGATATTCCCATTGCTCCACAAACTGTACTTGATTATGCTATAAACGTAGGTTTTGAGGATTTTGTAGTAACAGCACATTATCGAAATGATATTCCCGAATATACAGTTATTAGTATTATAAATAGGTCTTTTGTAAATTGGGATTCACAAGATATGGGCATGACATACCAAATGTGGGGAGATGTAAGAGTTCATAAAGTTAAAATTGTAAATGGTTTATGTGAGCCTATAGATACTAATTATTATGGACGCAGTATGGTATGGATTTTACCGAATGGAGAACTGTATAATAACACGAATGTTTTTGGGGACCGTGGATGGGGTCGAATGGATTATTCTAGCTTTGATATTGTATATACTGACGGTACCTTGATTCGAAAAGCTGGTTATACTTCTTCTTTAGAATTAAATATCATTCCAACTAACAGTAGTATTGATATTGTATATGCTAATTTTTCCAGTTTTGATTCTATAGAAATTGAAGTCTATGAGTATGATTTTAGGAGTATGGGTTGGAATCAAGACACCAAAGAAGTTTTTGTTATGGAGTCGACTGCTGATGGTACTTTTAAGTATGCAGAGGGAGTTGGTAACAAGTTTGATAGTGATAAATATTATGGTTTTGAGGTTTTGGGCTATAAGAATGATGAAATTACATATCGTTCAAATACCCTTAATGATAAATACAAAGTATTAACAGATAACAGTAATAGTTTTTTTACTGGTGGTATTTCCAGCTTTGTTCGTTCTCCTATTGGTGTTAAATTAGCCAATAAAATGGTTGATGATAAAAAATATTATTTCTTATCATGGGGCGATCACTTTGAACATAATTATGAAATTCAAATTAAAGAGACTGATTCTGATTTTGTGACCATAGAAACATTGACCAATGATGAACATTATTATTTGTATCTGCATTCTGATGCTATTGAAGCGTTTAGGATAAGAAGTATTATGAAGGAAGATGACAGTTATAAATCAGATTGGGTTGTAGTTGATAAGAACGAAAAGATTGTTTATATACCAGAAGATTACTATTATGAACATGAAGTTGAGTTTAAGTCTAATTCAGAAACGCACATGAAAGATATGCCTAAACAACCAACGGGTATTAATCCTATAGATTATATTAAATATGTGTTTGAGGTTATCTCGTGGTATATATCCTTTTTTCTATCGGGTATTAAAAAACTTATTAATCAGATAGGTCAAATACCACAGATATTACAGCAGATTGTACCGTTTTTGCCTGTGGAAGTAACGCTAATGCTTAGTGTGGGCGTTGCTGTTAGTATCATATTGCGGATATTTGGAAGGAAGTAACTAACATGGATTTAAAGCAAATTTTATACTATATATTTGTTATGCCTGTTACCTTTATGAAAAGCTTAATATTCCCTGTGGGCGAATATGAGGTATCGGCTTGGAATATCTTTGTATTTTCATTCGTGGCATTTATAGTTGTTAAAATAGTCTTCGGTATGATTGGAGGTGGTAATGATGGATGATGCAATTGTTCAAGCTATCAATGAAACAAATACGATACTTCGAGAGTACGCTACCATAGAGCAACATATGCAACAAGTGGAATTATTTCTAGGCTTCATGGTTGTTCAAATGATGATTATTTTATTTATTGCTATTAGACGTAGAGGGCATAAGAAAATTATGTGAGGTGATGCATATGGACGCTCTATTATCAGTTATTGGTAGTCTGCCCGACATTACATTGGGTTCGATTATTACATATACATTTAAGTTTATTATCCTGTATGAAGTTATCACATTTCTACTTGATTTTATCTTAAGCTTTAACAAGACAATAACAAAATTATAAAATGAAAGGATTGATTTATTATGACACCAGTATTATTAGCAGCAGCAATTGACACCACAATAGTAGGAGAACTCGTTACATTAGTAACAACGATAGCAGGTTTGTTTACAGTTTTCCCTATTAATGTATTCTTAATTGGCTCATTGGTTGGTTTAGGCTTTGGTATTTTTAGAAAAGCCAAAAAATCAGCAAAATAATTAAAGGGAGCATATGCTCTCTTTTTTTTATATAAGGACGGTGAATATATGATATTGATAAGCAAATTAATATATTTTATTACGCAGTTGCCTAAATTCCTAGTGTATTTTATATGGGATAAGTACCTCTATTTTAAGAATAAGGAATGGCGTTTCTTTAACGGTTATGGACTCCATATTTATATAGGTCTATTCGGTGCTGGAAAAACAACAGCAATGGTCAAAGATGCTTACAACCTAGCCTGTAGATATAAAGACATGAACATACTAACAAACTTACAACTAAGTAACTTCCCAAAGCATACCAAAATAACCCCGTTAAAGCATTATAAGCAGATAATGGAGTGTGAACCTAATACACTTATACTTATAGATGAAATAAGCAGTATATTCAACTCTAGGGACTGGAAAAAAGGTGGAATCCCAGCACCTCTACTCTCTCATTTATTACAGGTGAGGAAACAAAGAAAAATGATGTTTGCTACAGCTCAAAGATGGAAACATGTAGATAAATTAATAAGAGATATAACCTTTACTGTAAGAAGCTGTAAGACTATTTGTAAACGCTGGACATGGACCTATCACTTTGATGCAGTAGATGTTGAAGAAGAAAATGCAATGAAGCCAGCTATACCAACAACTTTGACAGCCTTTATTATGACAAATAAAGTCCGTAACTTATTTGATACGGATGAACTCATAGAACAACTCAACAAAGCAGAATACATAAGTGACGCCGAGGTATTGGAAAAACAAGGCTATGGTGATGGTGTGATGGTAATAGCTACAGATAAGAAAAGAAAAATTAAGAAAAAGAGTGTGAGGTAATGGTAAAAGGGAGAGAGACCGAGGTCGGATAGGGCGACAGCCCCCGACTCGTCTCCTCTCCTAAATACTTGACGATAACAACACTTAATCGAATTTGTATCAAATATATTATAAGTAATTGTTTTAATACATAAGTAATTAATGTATCAATAACTAGGTAGGTGGTATTGTGTATAATTGTAAAATCTACGATTATGGCGAAGAAAAACAATACCGATTTTATTCAAAGGTGTATGTGAAGAGTGAAGAGGAAAAGAATAAGAATGAAGATGAAGAGGATAAAAAAGAGAATGAAGATGAAAAACAAAATAGCAAAGATAATAAAAGCCAAAATGAAGAAAAATCGGATAATAATAGAAGTATTATTAGTAGCCTTAATCGTACAGTAAATAAGATATATGAACATGCAAGGGCTAATGATTGGGAATATTTCGTTACGTTGACATTTAATAATAATATTGATCGTTATGATTACGGGGAATGTTCTCATTGTGTACATAAGTTTTTAGATAATACAAAAAAAACGAATCCTGACATGAAGTATATAGTTGTCCCTGAACTTCACAAAGATGGTGCATATCACTTTCATGGAATATTTTCTAACATACCCAACGTAGCTATGGTTGATAGTGGTGTTTATAGTTTTGGAAAGTATACGTGGAAAAAAGAGACTATCCCCCCTAACTTATTGGATAAGTGCCGATTGATTTACAGCATGGGTCGGTACAATTATGGTTATAGCGATATACAGAAGGTCGAGGACAGTAAAAAGACAGCGAACTACATATGTAAGTACATAACCAAAGAATTAGTTGTTGCAACAAAAGGTAAGAGACGATATTGGGCAAGTCGTAATTTGAATAAGCCAGATGTCACAGAAATGCTACTAGAGCCAAAGCATAAGGAGCAAATTAAGGAACTTGTCAAGGATAAGATAATCTATCAAAAGAAGACAGAGATTAATGTCGGGACGTTCCACAATGAAATTGAATACATAGATATTAAAAAATAATATAAGTACAAAACTATGTGGTGAGATCTTGCCACATGGGAATTTTTGTAAGAGGGAGATTGAATGACATGAGTATAACACTAAAACAAGCATATGAATTGTTCTTACTGGAAAAGGAATCTAATTGTTCAGAGAAGACAGTTCTCAATTATAAACATGATATAGGATATTTCATTGACTGGATACAAGATGATAGGCAATTAACCTTTGATATGATTGATATTGACACGATAGCCTTAACAGATATCAAGCGATATGTTGTCATGTTAAGAAAACGACCTAAATTATTAAATCATCATATGAAGCCTACAGTTGATAAGCCAGTTACAGCAACAACCATTAGAACATATTCAAGACATTTAAAAGTATTCTTCAACTTCCTGTTCGACGAGGAGTATATGGAAAAAGAAATCATGAAGCGATTCAAAATGATAAAAGAAGAGAAAAAAGCTATTGTTCCTTTGTTTTCAGATGAAGTAGAAACCATTGATAAAAGATTTAATCCTAAAACAATGGGTGGCTTACGTAATCTGTGCATTATACATTTAATGCTTGATGAAGGATTGAGGGTTGGTGAAGTTGTTAGACTTCGTATCTGTGATGTTTATTTTGATAAAAACCTATTATTTATTCGTGCATCCAAAGGGAACAAAGAACGATTGGTAACATTAGCACCTAGTGTAAAGAGGTTGCTATATAAGTATCTCATTCTTTATAGGTCAGTTACTGAAGAACAATTGAGTGACCTCAATCATTATCAAGAAGAAATATTGTTACTGCAAGTTACAGAACCTAGACCAATAACACAGAATGTTGTCAAACAACTTTTTTCACGATTGAAAGAAAAGGTAAATATTCCAAGATTAAAACCTCACTTATTACGACATACATTTGCTACTAGTTATATACTCGGTGGTGGTGATATTTCATCTTTACGATTGCTTTTAGGACACTCTGATATCAAAGTTACTGAGAAGTATTTACACATGTCAAATACCCTCTTTTTGTCGGCTGGTAAAAGCAATGTTTATAGGCTTGATAGAGTCTATTTTAGGAGAATTAGTGATACTTTCTACACCTGATTTTAGGTGAAAATTAAGGACTTGTACTATATATGTATTAGTCCTTTAATTATGCCCTAAAAACCCCGTAAACCCAGTATTTACGCAATAAAAAACCCCTCTACCCACATTACTGCAAGTAAAAGGACTCTTAACGTGCGCAAGAAGATTCGAACTCCCGGCCTTCTGATCCGTAGTTCTTTATATGGTTTTATCAGCTTTTATCAAAATGTCCTTTAAACGTTGATAAATCAAGGCTTTGAGCTATGTTAATTAAATTTCCTTTTTATCAGGTTTTATCAGTTTTTATCACATTGGATTAGAAGGGGATTAGAAAAAGCAAGCCATTAAAAAATGACTTGCCTAGATAGATTAATTAATTATTTGATTGTATTTCGTAAGGATTTCAAGAGCGTTTTTGTCCGACAATAAAAACGATTGAATCTCACTAAGGGTTGTAATTATCCCTGCTTTACAAAGTTGCTTGCATAAGTCAAATAGATCATAATCTAAAATTCTGGAAGGGTTATTATTTATATCATTTATAGCGTATTTTAGTTTTGCATTTAACAATTCTAGGTTATTAATATTCCCTTCCACTTTCTTATCTTCTGCCTTAAATGCATCTAAGAATCTTTTATCTGCCATACATGATACTTGTGTATTAGTATCATAATTAAGAAACTTAACAATACGCCTTTCCTTAAAAGGTATATCCATGTACAGATTTAGTACTTCCGTAATCAATGGCAGTGTCTCTTCTGGACATAGGTTTTGCCGACTAGCATCTACTATAAGGGTATACTCTTCTATGCCCTCTATAGTAGCGATTAATCTTATAAATTCCCTTATGTACGCTCTTGCTTCGGCTTTCGTAAAACACCCTGATGCAATACATCTTAATATCTTATTCTGTTTGTCAATCTCAAATTTGTAGGCAGCATGTTGTTTTACCATTTCAATTTTCCTCCTATGTAAAAATCACGAGTCCAAGTGCATAATTAAATTATAACACCGAACGTTTGTTCTGTCTAGGTAATATTATTACACTACATGTATTAGCATATTACCCTTAAAAATCAACATCAATACAGTTGCCCTTTTAACTTTTAACTATTTAGATTACTCTAATCCATTATTATTTTGAAGGGGTTTTGTCTAAAATGACCATTAGATTAGAATACATAGCCCATCCACGAGGGCATCGGTCTTGCAAAGTTCTCCGCACTTCTAGGAGAAGCATGTACAAGTTCACATATCCCATGTTGTGGATTTTGGCTATGTATTTATATAGTCCAAGCTATCGGTTTTTAATAATCCCGTGGTTCTCAAATTATTGTATAAGTAGCTATTATATATATCTTACTATATTAATATTACGAATAAGTTACCAAATGATTATATTTTGTTTATAATGACAATATTTAAGCATATATGACATTCCTTGACATCTATTGTTATTTAATGTATTATTGTCTTCTATAAACTTGCCCCAATATTCCCTATAGGGGTATACTTATAACTCATCCATATGTAGAAATGCATGTTAAAGCCCGTCATTACTTGATGGGCTTTTAATATGCACTAAACCTACCTTTACCGCTGGGCAAAAAAGAATAACCCACCAAATAAATAACGGTAGGCTATTCTAATATTGAATTGTTAGTATAAAAACGTTTCCAAGTACCATCTTAAAATTAAGCCAATTTCTTGGGTAACATCAGCATCTAGTACAGTAGAGTTCTTCAATTCTAGAGATACTTTTGCTGGTATCATATGTGTATATACTTTTTTTAGTTCAAGTAAATCCTGTAAAGCCCATGTAATTACTGCATGATTATCACTAATACCTTTTATGGCTTGATTTTGTAATGAAGTTAATTCTCCATATTCTATTACTAGCTCCCGTTTTATTGTTTTGGGGTTACTTATAACATTAATTAACTTTTTAATAGCTTATTTAATCTCTTTTGTCTCATCTCGTTCTTGAAAACTTAGTATAGGAACATATAAAACAGGTATAAATCTTATTTGCATTTTATTTCACTCATTATAATATATTTCATATATAATATGCATAATAGGGCATTACGTGTCAGCAATAAGGTTTATGTACTAATCAGTAGTTTAGTTTGTACGCCAAAACTCAGTTAATTTAACTTCCTGTTCATGCGGGGAAATAATCTGGTTATAATTATTGGGTAAATAAATATTACTATCTTCTAAAGAATCTCCATATTTAAAGGTAATTGATCCAAGCAAAATATACCTTCCATCTTGCATTTTATATCTTAACATTCCATAATAAAGTGGTGCCCCTAAAGTTAAGTATAAATGTTCTGATAACTGGTTATATATAAATTGTTCCTTATTATCATACTTTTTCCAAGTTTCAAAAGATGTTTTGTCAGTGATAGTAAAGTATATTTCAGGTTTTAATCTAAACTTAGTATTAATCCAATCAAGAAAAGTAACTTCAACAAGTATTTCCGATTCATCAGTTATCGTTATTTCTCGTTCTTTCATCGGACCTAATGTATCTAACCATTTACATATTAATACTCTTAATAAACTTTGCCATTCATAGCTATCTTTAAACAGTTTATAGAATACTTCCCTTTTTCTTTCTATTTCATCTCTAAATTCTTTAATCATTATAATATCTTGGCTTGATTCAGAGATTATATCCTTAAAAAATAACCATATATTAGGCTTATCATCTTTTTTATTTTTCTCTAAAGCAACATAATATTCTTCTAGTGTTCCAGATGAATATTTACCAGATGGTGTCCCCCAACGCTCCCATAGAATCATAAGAAATAAATCACATGTAATTAAGTCAGAATTAATTATCTTTTGAGGTCTTCCTTTCCCAGGTAGTGTATTTTCCCATCCTATAGGCTCTAGATGATATCCTATAGAATGTGCTTTAATCGTATTTACCTCAGACAATATATTAACAAATATATTACGTTCCTCATTTAAATCGCCTGGTGATGCTATAAATATCTTCAGTGGTTTATATGTTTTCAT